ATCTGTTATGGTATGCTATGTTTGTTCCTGATTCAACGATTCTAGTTGCCGCACACAAATACACAGGCTCACAAGAAATCATGCAACGTATCCGTTACGCTTATGAAAGCGTGCCGGACTTCATACGTGCAGGTGCTGTGAGTTATAACAAAGGTAGTATAGACTTCGATAACGGTAGCCGCATAGTGAGTGCTACTACAACAGAAAATACAGGTCGAGGTATGAGTATTTCGTTACTATATGCAGATGAGTTTGCATTCGTCCGTCCTACTATTGGTCGTGAGTTTTGGACTTCAATCAGCCCAACCTTAGCAACTGGTGGTAAATGTATTATTACATCAACTCCCAACAGCGATGAAGATCAGTTTGCTACCTTATGGAAAGGTGCTAACAAACAGGTTGACGAATTTGGTAATCCTACAGAGTTAGGTATTAACGGATTCAAAGCATTCCGTAGCTATTGGAATGAACATCCAGATCGCGATGATGCTTGGGCAGTGCAAACTCGGAGCCAATTAGGTGACGAGCGTTTCCGTCGTGAGATGGATTGTGAATTCATCATCTGGGACGAAACATTAATTAATCCAAGCTATCTAATAGAACTACAAGGAGTGGATCCAATAGAACGTCAGGGTCAAGTACGTTGGTATAAACGTCCAGATCCAAATATGACATATCTGATTGGGCTTGATCCTAGTCTAGGTACTGGTGGAGATCCAGCAGGTATACAAGTATTTGAATTACCAACGTTTGTTCAAGTAGCAGAATGGCAACACAATCGTACTCCTATTCAACAACAGATAGGTATACTGAGTGAAATTACCAAGTATCTTAGTGAAACTGTTCCTGTAAATAATATCTATTATAGTTTAGAAAACAATAGTATAGGTGAGGCTGGGTTAGTCAGTATCAATGAAATTGGCGAGGAAAATATCAAAGGCACGTTCTTAAGTGAACCTGCAAGGGTCGGTACGAGTCGTAGATATCGTAAAGGATTTAATACCACAAATAAACCTAAAATTACTGCCTGCGCAAAACTTAAGAATCTTATTGAAACACGTCGTATGAGTATTAATAGTAGAAATTTAATCAGTGAACTCAAAACATTTGTAGCACATGGTAGCAGTTATGCTGCCAAACCTGGCGAAACAGATGATTTGGTTATGAGTATGGTATTAGTTATACGTATGGCACAACTACTACAGAGCTATGATGCTAGGTTAGATAATGTAATGAAAGACACACTAGACGATTATATTGAACCTATGCCATTCATAATGATATGAGAATAGTCGATGTTGACCATAGATTATTTCATGTACAGGAAGTACTGCCCAAACACTTAGTTGAGTCTATATTAAATATAGATTGGATCAACCTACCTTGGAATAAAGGGGATAAACAAGAAACTTGGCTACGTAGACATATTACAGCCAATGCACATCCTATATTAGCAGAAATAGATGAGTATTTAATAACTGTTCAACATCTAATAGAAAATCATTGCAGTATAAAATTCTATACTAATCCATATACTATATGGTGGTTGGATGAACCAGGATTTAGTTGTAGTTTGCATACAGATGGCGAACTTTTTAGCAGTATGCAATTATTTTGGCAATCGTCAGGCATACAATACGGAACAAAATTTTATAATAGTAAAAATGTATCTGATATAAAATATGATTTTCCGTTTATACCAAACAGTGGGTATTTGATGCTTAATCAGGCTGAAAATGATTACCAAATATTACAGTGGCATGGCATGCCCACCATCATACCTGAGTATAGATTGACAAGTTATACCTACTTTGGTAATTACAGATAAATAACAGTATGAGAGAAATTAACAAAATTGCAGAAAGTCTATTTGAAAAAATTCGTGACAGATTTGAGGATGTCAGCTTAGGTGATGAAAATGCCAAGGCTACTCAAGATCCCCAAAAAGCACGTTTTTTCAATTTTGACTATGCAGTAGACGGTGAAAATCACGGTAATATTACATTTAGTATTATTGATGAAACAAGTTTGAAAGTCTATTTTAGTAAAAATATCAGCCAGGATCTAAGCGAAGAAGAAAAGACCAAATGGTATAGTTTCTTACGCGAACTTAGAGAATTTGCAAGACGTAATCTATTAAGTTTTGAACCCAGAGATATAACACGTAGCACACTAAAACATCGTGATATCCAACAACAAAGTAAAGCCGATAGCACATATGACAAAGACGAACTTGTCAGCGAAAGTCGCATGTATGGTACGCTTAATCGTAGCTATGAAAGTTTTGGCCCTGTGCGTATTAAACTAGCACACACCAAACCAATCATGGACGAAGCCCACGGTGCACGTAGTCGCAATATTGCCGCAGTGTTTGTAGAAAATGATCAAGGTGAGCGTTTCCGACTACCTTTTAATAATCTAACCGGTGCACGTGCTATGGCACGCCATGTGTCAGCAGGTGGTGTTCCTACAGATGAACTAGGTATGCATATTACAGAAATGGTTGAAGAAATGATGACTTTGCGCCCATTTGTTCGAGGCATGCAACGTCGTACATTTGAAGATACTGTTACCAAAGAGATGGTAGAATCTGCATTTGGCTATCATGGTTTATTAAAAAATACCTTAAAGAAAATGAAAGGTAAACGCGGTTACACAGAATTTAAAGAAAACTTCAAACCAGCACTAGTTGAAGATGATGTAGATGTAGCAGAACTTAAAGAATTGTTTGTTAAGAAAACTCTTGATGAACGTATTGAACAAGCATTACCCTTAGTACACAAGGCCTATACAATCATGAAAGAAAATAATAATCCATTTGCAAAACAATTTGAAAGTTGGGCCAACACAGTTGCTGAAGGCAGCTGGGCACTACCAGACACAGAAGATGAAGTCGGCCAACTAATTGAACTATTAAGTGAGCCACTGCCAGTTGGTGTTGATGCACAAAACGCAACTAATGCCTTATATAATCTTATCGGCGATGACAAATTATTTGACCGCCTAGAAGCATTATCAGATGTTGATCCTGAAGCAGATGCACGTGATGTGATCACAAGTTGGTTACAAGACAACCTACCACATATCTATCAACAGATTGAAAACGAAATTGGTGACCCAGATTATCCAGCAGAGCCAGGTAAACAAGAAGTAGATGAATCAGTTGATTTGTTAGTAGGAAAAGTCACAGAACTTCTAAAAAGATTTGAAGAAAATGCTATGGAAATTGGAGCATACGGCGATCCAGATATCAACGAAATTATGAAGCATCTAAAGAATGGCGATAGTGAAGCTGCCGCAGAAGTAGTATGGTATTCGTACTCCGATCAAGACGGTGGCGAAGTACCACAAATAGAACCTTACGTAGATGATCTACAAGCAGAATTTGAAGAATTAACCGGGCAAGAAACAACAAACGAAGGCGAATGGCAGGAAGATGATGTTGAATCAATACAATCAGCGATCATACGTAGAATCTTAAACAGTATTAATGATCACAGTGAGTTACTTAAAAAAGCAGGACCAGATGGTGTTATGAATGCCGCACGTGATGTAGCATCATTCCACGCACCGATGGAAGAAATAGGCTCAAGCGATGTTAGTATTATGGTCCGTGAAGTATATCGTGAAGTAGGTGTAGAATACCCAGAAACAAATGAAGCTAAAGACACAATTAAATATGATCCTAAAACAGGCAAATTAACAGGCTGGGAACACGAAGGTGATTGGAAAAAACAAACAACGAAGAAAGATCCTGTTGGCAAAATCCATCACATGAGCGATCTTGCACGCAGACGAACAGAAAAAATGGCCGATAAAGAAAACGTAGAAGAAACAGATTACAGCGAATACGATAAACCAACATTCTTACGCAAAAACCCAAAAGAATTACCTAAAAAGTCCAATTGGGCTGGATATAACACAGACAAACCGGCATATAAAAGAAAAGAACAGTATGACCAAGAAAGAGAACAGCTCAAACACCTAGCAGGCTTAAAATAATACAATATAAGAGTAATATCAAAAGGGTCTACGGGCCCTTTTGTTTTGGCTAAAATATTTGAAAATATCACTTGCGGAATAAATAATAGTAGCGTATTATGTATAGATGCATAACACGTTTAGGCATATTAAAGACCAACTTAAAACAAAAGGAGTAATACCATGGCAACATCATTAGCAGAAATCCGTGCAAAATTACAAGCACAAGAAACTCGTTCACAAGGCGGGGGTCAATCACAAGGCGATAACGCCATCTACGCACATTGGAACATTGCAGAAGGTTCCAACGCAAGAATTAGATTTTTACCAAACGCAAATCCAAAAAACGACTTCTTTTGGGAAGAACGTTTAATGATTAATTTATCATTTGCTGGCGTTAAAGGCCAAGCAGATAGTAAACCAGTCACAGTACAAGTACCATGCGTGGAAATGTATGGCGAAGCATGTCCTGTATTAGCAGAAGTGCGCACATGGTTTAAAGATCCAGCATTAGAAGAAATGGGTCGTAAGTATTGGAAAAAGAAATCATACTTGTTCCAAGGCTTTGTTCGTGAAAATCCTATTACAGATGACAAATCACCAGAAAATCCAATTCGCAGATTTATCATCAGTCCACAGATTTTTAACTTGATCAAATCAGCATTACTTGATCCAGAGTTAGAAAACTTACCAACAGACTACCTAGGTGGATTAGACTTTACTGTTACTAAAACATCAAAAGGTGGTTATGCTGATTACAGTACTAGTAAATGGTCACGCAAAGAATCTGCACTAACAGCAGAAGAAACGGCTGCAGTTGAGCAATTTGGTTTATATAACTTATCAGAATTCCTTCCTAAGAAACCTAGCGAAGTTGAATTGAAAGTTATTAAAGAAATGTTCGAAGCATCAGTAGACGGTCAAGCATACGACGCAGAACGTTGGGGCAACTATTACAAACCAAGAGGTGTTACGGTTGTAACTGCTAATGCTCCAGCACCAGCAGCGACAGTTGCAGAATCAACAGTGCATGAAGATGTCAGTGTATCAGATACGCCAGCATCAGTTGCAGAGGCTGCACCAGCGGCTCCTACAGCACCAGTTGCAACACCTCCAGCAGGTGGAACAGCCAGGGCTGAAGACATCCTAGCGATGATCCGCAATCGTCAAAAAACTGCGTAATAAGTAAGATAGTAGCATGCGAGTTCTTCTCGCATGCTGTCTATTATTATGAATAATCTACGCCCATTTATTGAATTGCAATGTGATGATTTGGATATTATACAATCCAAAGTTTTAGAATTTCTCACGAATCGAACAGATATATTTCCTAAAAAATTAAAAAATTGGCAGTTCTTGGATACCAGACCTTTGCTACAACACGTTCCAGAACTACAGAGATTTTTTATGAAAAATCATTTGGTTGTACGTGATGCCGCAGTAACGGTTTTATATGAAGATTTACCGTTGCATGTTGATCAACTGCCCGTTATAGCAAAAATTAATTTCCCTATAGATAAAACTCAAGGATGGGTTAATCGTTGGTATACTGTTGATGATGCTGTTTTAGAAAATTGTCCAAAATTTATAAATGAATTTGGTGATGAGATACCCGCACTAGGTACTATACCAAAGTCTGAATTGAAACTAGCGGCAGAAATTAAAGATCTAAACAACCCTATAGTGTTTCATAGTTTAATACCACACGAAGTTATCAATTTAACTGCGACTGAATTTCCAAGAATAGTGGCTAGTTTTACATTTCATAATCAACCCGTGGATTTACTAAAATGAAAATAGCTATAACTGGACACACATCAGGAATTGGCCAAGCCCTAGCTAAAATTTATGCTGATCAGGGTCATGAAATAGTTGGTTTAAGTAAACGCAATGGCTATGATATTAGACATACATTAAAAATAGCAGACCTAATAGACTCCTGCGATTTATTTGTAAATAATGCACAAGAAGGGTATGCGCAGACAGAACTACTATATGAAATGCATCGTCGATGGAAAGGCACAGCAAACAAAAAAATTATGATTATCAGTACTATGATGACCATTAGTCCTACACCAACGTTGCCGGGAGAAGATATTAAAGAATACTATAATCAAAAACAAGCTCTAGAACAGGCAGTACGACAATTGGTATTCACAGACATATGGCCACAGATGTTATTAGTTAAACCAGGCAATGTGGCTACTAGTATTAAGGATAGTCCTTATCCACAATGTGATGTTCATGAGTGGGCTAATAAATTAATTGAAATTATAGAATTAGTTAAACCTAATTTAGAAATATATGAAATAAGTCTATCAGGACGACATGGATAAAAAAGATTACATAACCAATAAAGCATTTTGTCCACTACCGTTCACTGGTATGTACGTGCATACAAATGGTCTAGTACGTAACTGTGTAGTAGCACGTGAAAATATTGGCGATTTAAAAACCAACAGTATTCATGATATTGTCAACGGAAACAAAAACACAGAAATAAAAACAAGCATGCTGGCAGGCAAAATGCACGCCAGTTGTAATG